CGTTCTATGCAGAGACTGGTATGCTGGAATGACAAAGTCCCTCGGTAATTAGTCCGTCAGTCTCCCTCGGTAATCACAAAATCCCAAGCAAATGATAATCAGTGAATCCGTGAAATCGATAAGAAATATCCTAGAAGGAATAACAGGGAGTGTGATTGCAACAGGGTTACTTGCTTTGCTTTAGCTGTATTAATTCAGGCGAGATCTGACATTTCATTTTAAAACTGATCGCTTAGACAGCACCGAATTAAACCATAAATTGGCTCATAGCAAGATTCTGAGCCATTTTTAGATGGTCACCTATTTAACGAATTCCCAAATTTTTAAACCTGTATCTTCACTCTCTGCGATTTCTATCCTATACATGACCAAAATTAGATTTATTTAATCACCACTTTGAAACAAAAAAGCCATGAGATTTAAAAATGATCAAATCAGGTCACTTAAATCTCAGGACTTCGCATAAAAACTTATTTTTTCATGAAGAGGATTACAAATTATGATCGGTTATTCCTGTGGTTTATCTCGAATCTTACGTTCAATCATCTGGCCATACATATCAAAATACCGACTAGGCCAAATTTCCGAAGGATGTATTTCGAGATAATTAGCGATGATCCACTCACCTTTAGGCCACGGACGAGAAAGTGTATTTGCTAATGTTGATGAACTGAGGCCAGATTCACGAGAAACAGCCGCTAAGGTTGTACCACGCTTACGCAATGCAGCAATAATATCGGCTTGATGCCAGTCTTTTTTTATATCAATCATTCCAGCTATCCCTTTCATTAAATAATAAAATTGATGGTGGTGATTCAGACAGGGTTTGCAATACCGGGTCAAGATTCCGGCGAGGCCGAAGCCTCCCCTACCTGAACCACCATTGAAAGGGTGATCGCAGGCGCACTGGTAGAAACATCCTACCAGTGTTCTTGACTCAGGGTTGCAAATCCCTGACCACTAGATTTTGCTAATGGCGGGGCTACTTTAACGAATTGTTTTATCTGGTTCAATAAGCGAATCAGTAAAACCGTTTAACTTTTTGCGTTATATCCCATTAAACGTCTTAAGGCGCTCTTGCTGCTCTTCATTTAAGCTAAACGCAAAGTCTTCATGCTCAATCTGCCATGTGCCAAAGCTCATCAAAAACGCAATCGCAGGGTCGATTTTATTTGCTGATTTCTTCTTATTCGGTTTGATATTAGCGTTCGCATCGGTTTCCATCACCACATTGGATACTGCCCACGCCAGCACCGGATCACCGTTGTGACGAATAACTTTGCGGTTAACGAACACCTCAGCCGATTTCGCCACCGGACTAAAACGCATATAGGTTTGCGGGAACGGCTCAACATCCAGCCCTGCGCCTTGTAGCTGAGTTCGTAAATGCGTGGCGTTCCATGTATCAAAGCCGACCAGTTTGATATCAAAGTGCTGACTGTCGTTGAGAATATCATCACGGATACGATCGTAATCAATGCAATCGCCTGCGGTGGTGCGTATCCAGCCCGCTTGTGCCCATTGGCGATAAACAGCACGGTTCTTGTTGGCGGGGTTTTGTAGTTGCGTTTCGGGCAAATAATGACGGGTCAGTAATAACAGTTCGTTATCCATGGGGAACGTGTAACAAATGCTGGTGATATCCCCTGTTGAGGATAAATCCAGTCCGGCGTAGCACTCCAGCCCTTTGAGATCATTTTCATCATAGTCGAGTTGGCAGGCTTTCCAAGCCCCTTCGCCCATCCACGGCGTTTCCCCCTGACACCAGATATTAAAGCGTTTGGTTAACATCTCCGTCCATTGTGAGGGAATGCCTCGTGCTTTCTGGATGGTGTCATGCAAGGCGGCGCTGTCTACCGATATATCTAAATTAGGATTAGCCTTTATCCAAAGGGTTTCATCATCAATCTCGTTCTCGTCGTCCAGTTCGTAAATCAGGGCAAACAGCGATTCATTTTGTTCTTCGCCATCCAGAATCTGACAGCAATAATCATAGTGCTGCTTACAGGCTGATATAACGTTACTGCCCGCTGTGGTGATGGCAAACAGGATACCTTCGGGACGTGCTCCCATCCCCAATTCAAGGGCAGAGTACACGGCGTTATCAGGGTGTAAATGATACTCATCAACAATGGCAAGGCTGGGATTTGTACCCTCAATCGTGGCGGCTTTGGCTGCCAGCGGTTTTAACAAACTGTTGGTTTTCGGATAAGTGACTTTGTGTTGCTGGATAGTCACCCGCTTTTTCAGCGGTTTTGATAACAAGCTCATCTGGCGGGCATCATCAAACACGATACGCGCCTGATCCCGACTCACGGCAGCGGTGTAAATATCCTGCTGCCCCTGTTCCATGACCAGAAACCAGTTAGCCAGTATCGCAGCCACCGTCGATTTCGCATTTTTGCGCGGTACTTGGATATAAGCACTGCGGTATTTTCGGCGTTTAGTTGCTTTTACTTTGAAGCCGAACAGGTTAGCAAAAGCGAACTGCTGCCACGGTTCAAGCATGATGGGTTTGCCTCGCAAATGGCCTTTGACATGGGGACAAACACGGGAAAAGGCAATAAAACGCGCCACAACCTCTGAATCAAACAGATAAAGCGGGTTATTCAGGTCGTTATAGTAGCGTTTCACCGCCTGTTTTACCCGTTTACAGGCCGGAATGTTACCGTTTTCGATATCAAAAGCGTACTGTTCCCATGCGTTCATAGGCGATCCAGCTCGTCTTCTTCCTCGGTTTCCACCGGATTTTTACGCCGTGATACGGGGTCAAAACCCAGCAACGACGACATTTTTATCATGATTTTTTCGGCATCCGCTTTGGCACTCAATGACGGATTTCGGCTCTCGCTGCCCTGACTATTCACAATGCTAAAGCCCCGCATATCAAGGTCTGCCACCGCTTTTCGGTAAATAGCATAGTTCACACAATACAGCTCTAAATTGTTCCAGTCAGCGGCGTTCAGGTCTTCCCGCTCACTTAAAATTTTACCTTTGGCCTTCCATTGGCTGGCGGCGATATCATTAAGGTAGGTTGGCAGTTTTGGCGCTCTTGCCATGATTTTTTCCTTGTCGTTTTATTTTCAAAAAAATTGCCGTGCGTAAAAATTGAAGGAGGGGGCGGTTCCGCTGAGAAGGGCATTTGTCATTTTTGATACCCCCACACACTATTTCATTTGTTATTATTCTGCGACTAACCAACCGCGACGCTTTGCCGCTTCGGTTTCCTGTTGCCGATAGATCCCCTGTTTGCGCTTCGCTTTGGTGATGGGGTCGGTCTGTACGGTTTTACGGTTATGGCAGGTCTGGCATAACGCTTGATGGTTCGATGCAGGCCAGAACAGCACATCAGCGTCACCCTGTATCGGGATAATGTGATCCACAATGGTGGCAGGCGTGTAAATACTTTGCTGTAAGCAATGAGCACATAATGGATTGGCTTTCAGGTAGTGCAGCCGATAGCGTCCCCATCGATTACTGTAGCCTCGCTGGGTTCGGGTGCCTCGTTGCTTATCCTGTTGGCGTCTGGCTTCCCGCTGGTGTTGCTCACATCGGCCTGATTTCACTCGCTCGCGGCAATTCGGGTAGCTACAGCGTTTTAAGGGTTGCCACGGCATTTAGTAAACTCCCACATCACGATAGACAGACCACAGTGATTTAATGGTGAACGGGACTTCTTTAAGCTCAACATCGGTTGCCATTTCCCGATTTTCATACAGCAAGCCGATATAAAGCAGACAACCCACCTTGATTGCTGGCGTGAAGCTCAGACCATCATCAAACCGTTTACCAATATGTTGCTGACAGACTTCCAGCGCAGCTTCGGCGTAAGCGGTAAGCAACGCATCATCAAGGGTATCGCTTTCATCAATCCGGCAGTGTTGTTTGATTTCATTCAGCGGAATGTCAATATCAGGCATATTTCACGCCTCCCTTGCAAAGCAGTTCCAGACGGGTGTGTTTCGGATCAGGAATAACGGCAACAATGGCAAAGCTCTTACCGTGGGTGCTGGCGCCCTGATAGACAATGCGATTTGTTGTGGTGATATCATCACGATAACGCAGCCAGATACGCACCGTGGCTTCGGATAACACAGCACCGGAGGCGACCAGTTCGCGCCCACTAATCGGCTGTACTTCTGCCCAAACGTCGGCAACATCCACCCATTTGTTTATCACCGACCCCATCGGCGAGCGGCTTGATTCGTTTTTCTGAAGCGTGATCCGGTGTCTCAATCTGCCTGCTCTCATTCCTTCTTCTCCGCTGGTTTTTTCACTTCGACTGTTTGCTTCCATGCCTGACTGAATTCATCACCGCCTTCACGGGGCGATAAACCCTCGCGCTCGCGGGCTTCGTTCGGTGACATGACGCCGGATTTAATGGCAGTTTCATAACTCTGGAAACGTTCTTTCGGATTGGCACGCAACAAATCGGCAGTATCAAATTCGACCTGATAGCGGCTCCCCCGTTTCGGTGAAGCCATCAGCAAGGCATCCTTGATTTGTTGCTCAAAATTGGCAAGCCACGGACGCATGGTAATCGTCAGAAAAGCGCGGGAGGCCTCGCTAAAATTGCTGTAGGTGCTGTTTGAATATTCTTGCAGAAAGATCGGGCTGACATTGAACATGCGGGCGATATCATCAATGGTGAAACGACGGGAGGCCAGCCACTCGGCATCTTGGTTACTCATGCCTAACTGCTGGTATTCCATCCCACCTTCAAGGATCGGCGTTTTTCCGGCATTGCGCGCACCTTTATAACGTTCGAGGGCTTCCAGCGCCTTGTTTCCCTTGATTCCGTCCAGCCAGTCGGCGGCTTTAATCACCCCCGCTGCCATCATGCCATCTTTCATAATACTGGCACCATGGCGTTGTTGTGCCAGCCCCAAGCCCAATGTTTCACGGCAAACGGTGACAGGCGATCGCCCAAGAAAGCCATCTTCGGTGGCATAGCGTAGATGCAATACTTCTTCCTGTAGATAGGTTTTCACCTTACCGCTATAAGATTCGGTGATGGTGTAGGCGAACCGGTGATCGGATAATCGTTGTGGTACAACCGCTGATGGTGGGTAAGGATGCAATGATTGTGGCTGACCATCCCGCCCCCAGACAATTACCGCATACGCATTGCCATTCAATAAGCAATGACGCATCAGGGTTCGCTTAAACTGGTACGGTGTCTGGCAGTCATTCGGGCATTCATTCAGCAAGTAATCAACGGGGTGATCGCTCAACCATTCGCGGGATTCCTTGCCGTTCTGGTGCGCAACCCGATAGAGGTAGCAAGGCAAGGCATGGAGGCCACCGCTTCACTAATGACTGTAACGGCGTTCATCACAGCGGGTAAGCCTTTGGTGAGCAGTGAACGCATTTGCTGGGTTAAATCGGATTTTTGTTGACGTAATTCGAGAAGTTTTTTCATAGTGTTTCATATAAAATATGTTGGGTTAAATTAGTTCTAATTTTTAATACCATGAAAAATAATATGAAGTTATCTATTTATGATGAGTGATTACACAAAATCAGAAACAGCTCTAAACAAAGGCCTATTATTTTGTGTAATCTGACAGCCTGCTTTGTGCTGTTAATTTACGGTGAACAGGTCACCTTTTATCATCCTTAACTTAAAGGTTAGATTAGCAGCACCAATCAAAAAACGTACATTTTGCGCAACAAATAATTGATTAAATAGTGTAATGTGTATTTACTTTTGATGTCGAAGTTTACCATTCGGTTTGTATGAATAGTTAAGGAGTCCCCTTGTTAATGGTAAAAGATGAACTTGACGAGTTCAGTAAGCTTGCGGATCAATACATCATCACAGGTGATCACGCTTCTTTAGCTACATTAGTCGAGAGTTTTACAGAACAGGATTTCACTTTTTCTCACCCCTTGTATGAGGCGCATTATCTTTACTGCTTAGGAAATTGCTATTCTGAACTCTATGAAACTCGTAAAACAGAGTGGTATTCAGATGATTTGATGAAATCTGTCATCTTCTACAGAAAAGCTTTACATGCGCTCCCTAAAGCAGATTGGAGAGAACACGAAAATAATATTCATGCGCATAATAATCTTAGATCTATGATTGAGACAAATTTAGCTAATCGCCTTTCATCACAAGGTAGAGTACTATGTTGCATTCTGCACTATGATAACGCTATTTCTATAGATAATAATCCTGTAGCCATTATATCCAAAGCTAATAATGAATTATTCCTTGGCCATTCGCTTTATGACAACGGGCATTCAGAATATCATTACTTTATTGCTTATGAACTTGTAAGAAAAGGAATTGAAAATATCAAGAGACTATATCCTGAGCAAAGAACGTCACTTGAGGAAGGAGGTCGATTATTCAACTTTAAAAAATGGTTCGAGGAGCTTTTTGAAACATCAGCTTTCGATTATTTCAAAGAGTATACTGGAAAGTTTACATCAAAAAAACAGAAAAACTATTTAGAATGGTGCGCTAAAAACAGACTCTTTCTTAATGATTTGAATGATGTTTGTGAGTACCAGAACACTTATGAGGATGTTTTTGCATTACCATCATTCATTCAATCAATTAATAATTCTCTTACCATGCATGAAGAACTATCCTATCACGGTAATTATGATGAATTAAAAAATGATTATTGCTATGCTCGGTACTTAATATATTCTTCAAAAGATATACCGGATGATGCCCCTCATATATTCAACTCAACATATCAACACGTTGAAGATATGACTTACTCAATTAATAATTTGAAGATTGCTCAGTATAAATCAGCATTTAGAACAGTATATTCACTTTTTGATAAAATAGCATATTTAATTAATCGTTTTTTTGATTTAAATGATCTAAAACATGACAAAAAAATCAGTATAGATAATTTATTCCGTGATTTCACAGGTAAGAATAACGAATGGAAGCCCCATAAAAAACTGAAGGATAGCGATAATCATTTTATTCACGCATTATTCTATATATTAAAAGATATCCGCAAAGTTGGTAACTCCGATTCAGTAACAAAATGGTTAGATCCAAATGCAGTGGCATTTGCAGAAATTAGAAATGCTATGGAACATCGTTCATTAAAAATAGTTGATGATTTTGGCTATGAACTCGCAACATCACATTATACTTACAATGATGAACAGTTTAGAAAATTGCAAGAAGAAGTTAATACGATACCTTATGAAATTAGAGAGATTGAATTAAAGCTTAAAAAAGCCAAGGTAGATAATAATTCTCATTTACCCCAGCAACTTAAAGAACAAATTAATAAGCTAAGCTCAAGACTTACAGACCTAAAATCAAAGATCTATGAAAAAGAAAAACTATCCTCTCACTCTCTTTTAATACCAATAAGCCAATTTGAATCAAGAATTATGCAACTCATTGGCTTAGCTCGAAACTCAATAATTTATTTATCATTAGCTATCCATTTTGAAGAGCGCAAGCGTCCAAAAGATGGTATCTACATGCCAAGAAAAGTACCACTAAAGCAAAGTTTGTGATTGTTCCAAGAGCATTTATAATGCCAAGGTGAAACTGATTATAAATGGGGCATTAATGCCCCTAACTTGCTTCCTGCAAATTAGCATACCACAAAGTTATGTCCGCTCTTCGCTCATAATCGCCCAAGTACCTTCCTGTAGAGGGTACAAAACCAGAAGCGAATGTTCTCTACTATATATTTACTTTATTTACATCCTTTTCTGTCTGGGCGTACTGCCAGATCAAGTGATAACTAATACAACGAAGATTGTGAACACCGAGGGACTTTGTCGTATCTTAACTACCAAGCGATTCTGTCGTTTTGAAATATTTACCAAGGGAAAT